GCGTAGGCGCAGATTTAAATATTGGTGCGGCGGCATCATCATTCAAGTCTATTGTAAATTCATTCCCTGTTTTACCTGCTAATAGCCCTATTGATTTGGCAGCAACAGCCGGTGCGGCCGCAGCCGCAGTAGCAGGCGCAAGTGCAGGTATGACTGGATTAGATTTAGTAAATACTGACTCGATTAGTTCTGATCTTGCAGCCGCAGTTGGAGCCGGAAGCGCCGGAATAGATACATTCTCTGGCGCATTAACTACAGCATCAGGTGCAGCCGCACAAATAGCAGCCAGTGGTGATCCGGGAGCAGTAGCAGCCATTAACTCTGCGGTAAATGATATAAGTGCAATTGCAGGTGACCCAACAACTTTAACACAACAGGGATTATTACAAGCCGCGGCATTAAACGTACAAACAGGAACATCTTCAAAAATATCAGGAGCAATAGCATCGGGTGTAAGTCAACTGCCAGGTGGACAAAGCCTCGCTGGCTCTATAGTAAACAATGCGATAGGAGCAGTTAATCCATTATCAGACGGACTAGGCAAGGTAACAAATGCATTAGCAGATTTAGGTGGAGAAGCATTTTCCGGCATTGATGCAGGTAATATAGCATTTGAAGGAGCATCTGGCTTAGGAAGTATCAAAGATGCGGCCGGTGCAATGACAGATCAGTTAACAGGTAAAGTAGCCGGCGCTCTAAGTAGTGCATTGAGTCCAGGAACAACTGCCGCATTACAATCTGCATTGTCATCGTTAACTGCCGGCGGCGGCTCAACTATTAAATTACCTGTTGTTGCAATCAATACATATGATCGATCTAGTATTACAAACTTAATAGATTCTGTGTTAGATGATATTGTGCCTAAACCTAACTTATTGGGTGAAATACCCTCAGGTACACTTAGTGCTATTAACTCTATAACACAATTAAAGAAAACATTGTCAAAAGACATACAACAACTAAGTGTGCTATCTAAGGGAATTGCTAAGACAAAATCGGCACTATTTGAAGCACAATCAAACTTCCCTGCAGGGTCACCAGAAATTGCGGCGGCAGAAGCGGCATATCAACAAGCCGCATCTTCGACTACCTATGCGACATTAGTACAAAAAGTTAAAGCCGCAGAAGCACAATTTAACACTGTTAGTGTAGACCTAACAATTCAACCAGAAACAAATCCGTTTAGTGATATAGAAAATTTATTAGATTATTCTTCGTCTGGTGGTAATACTGCCGATTCTTTTGCTGTCGTTGAAGGAGGAGGCACCGGTGAATTGGGTACTACTCAAGGGATCTACACTCCAACCAATACTTATGGACTAGATAGTCAAATAGCGTCCGGTGTTGATCCAAATATTGTAACTTTGGGAAATAATGATCTCAATACATATTCAAACATACTAGCAACTGTTGCAAAAACATATGTTTCTAATGATAAAACTCAATACCAATCTGATCCTTACTCGACTGATTATAAACCTGTTATAACAGGTTATCCGGCTCCAGACAACACAGTCGAAAGTGTAATAGGTGGAGGCAATGCTGACCCGGGTATAGGACAAGAAGGCGGCGTTTACACAGATTACGGAATAATTACGATAAATGAAAACATAGGAGTTGACGTAGGACCATATTATGGCGGCGGCGCACTTAAGTGGGTATTTGATGGCATTACTTGGAAGTTAAAATAATAGGGTATAAATAGTATCATGGCAACTTACGTAGGATTTTCAACAATAAACGCAGACAAAGCACGAACGGTTAATCCTGTGCCGGCTATTGATGGACAAGCAAACGGCATAACTAATCCTATTATCTTTGGTAAAAAATTTAGATTAACTGATGAACAACTTGTTATACAAGATTTAGTTAATGCACTTAATATTAGACGCGGGGAAAAGGTAGGCAAACCCAATTATGGCACTACATTATGGGACTTTATTTTTGAACCCAACACAAGTGATATTCAAACTGCGATACAAAATGAAGTTAGACGAGTTGCTGGATTAGATCCCCGTCTTATAATCAATACAATCCAAGCATATCCTAGAGAAAATGGGATATTAATAGAAGTTCAATTATCTATCACTCCATACAATAATGCCGGAGATATAGCATTATTCTTTGATTCTCAGACAAATACAGCCACAGTAGCATAAAAAAACTCGGTTTTTCCATAAAGATAAATACTTGAAACAGGGAAAAACTATGGCTACAAGTTCAAGGCAATCAGGACTCTTTGGAGTAAATGATTGGAAAGCAATCTACGAAACCTTTCGTGAGGCAGACTTCCGATCATATGATTATGAGACTTTAAGAAAAAGTTTTATTGATTATATTAGACTCTATTATCCTGAAAAATTCAACGACTATATTGAAAGTTCAGAATATATTGCTTTACTTGATGTTATGGCTTTTATGGGTCAAGGTCTTGCTTTTAGAAACGATTTAAACACACGTGAAAATTTCATTGACACGGCCGAACGCAGAGACTCTGTAGTAAAATTAGCAGACTTAGTTGGCTACACACCCAAAAGAAATTCTTGTGCATCTGGTTTTTTAAAAGTAACAACAGTTAGAACAACTGAAAATGTTAGAGATGCAAATGGTGTTAATTTAAGTAATACACCGATTAGTTGGAACGACCCATCTAACAGTAATTGGTTAGATCAAATGAATGCTATATTCAATGCGGCGATGGTAGATTCACAAAGAATAGGTAGACCGGGAAATGTATCTGAAATTTTAGGTGTAACAACAAGTGAATATGGAGTAAGATTACCTGAAGGTACGATGCCAATTGTACCGTTTACATCACAGGTTGACGGTCAAGGCATGAACTTTGAACTAGTAAGTGCAACTTCACTAGATGAAAATTATATTTACGAGATTCCACCTGCACCGACTAATAAACTTAATATGTTATACAGGAACGATAAATTAGGTTTTGGTAGTCCTAACACAGGGTTTATGTTTTTCTTTAAACAAGGATCATTAACACCTTTTAATTTTGACTTTCAACAACAAATTTCAAACCAAACAATTAATGTCGATGTTGTGGGTGTTAACGAGACAGATACTTGGTTATATCAAGTAAGTGCAGATAACACATTAGGTTCATGGAAACAAGTAGAAAATGTTTATGCAGATGCATACCTACAAACAGAATCAAGTTATAAGAAAATCTTTTCTGTAAACTCACGTGTAAATGATCAAGTTACATATGTGTTTGGTGACGGTGTATTTTCAGAAATGCCCGTAGGTAACTTTAGAGCATATGTAAGATCAAGCAATGCATTGACATATACTATTGACCCTTCTGAAATGAACGGTGTTAGTGTTTCTATTGTGTATGTTGACAGAGTAGGTAGTACACAAACTATGTCATTGACCTTTTCATTGCCTGTTGTAGTATCAAATGCTCAAGCAAGAGAACCTATCTCAGCAATCAAACAAAGGGCACCAACAAGATATTATACACAAAATCGTATGGTTAACGGAGAAGACTATACAAACTTCCCTTATACTCTCTATAACTCTATTGTTAAATCAAAAGCAATTAATAGAAGTTCTATCGGAGTATCTAAAAATTTAGATTTACTTGATCCAACTGGAAAATATTCTAGTACAAACTCATTTGGAGATGACGGTGCGTTGTACCAAGAGTCTGGAGACGGTTTCTTAACATTGCAAGTGAACAACACATCAGACATCATTCAATTTTTCACCGATGATTTAGCATCAGTACTTGCATTGAATCGTGCTAACCAGTACTACATACAAAATTATACACGTTATGCATATCCAGGAACAGGCGGCGGTAATACTCTATATTGGAAAACAAGTTCAGTAGATTCATCAAGTGAATCTGGTTATTTTTATTCACTCAACGGAACAATAGAACAACCGCAACCTATAGGAACATTTACAACGACTAATGCAAAGTATGCAACTCAAGGAGCATTATTAAAATTTGATGCACCAACAGGATACTATTTTGATGCAGACAATCGTTTAGTTGCAGGTGTCCCAACTGGCGGAGAAAAAAATTATATATGGTCGACAATATTAAATGTTATTGGCGATGGTAACAATAACGGAGAAGGAACATTTGCAAACGGTAAGGGACCAGTAACAGTAAATGGTTATATACCTAACGGAGTTTTACTTACAGAAATTATTCCAGTATTTGATAACTCATTATCATCTGAAGTAATACAAGAAGCAATTCTTAAGATAGAATTACAACAAGATTTTACTTTAATTTTTAATAACTCGTTGTTGATTAACCAAGAACGTTGGTCAATCGGATCGGCATCAAATGCAAACTACTTTGTTAAGTTTATTAGTTTAGGAAACAATCGTTATACAGTAACTTATAGAGCATTAACATACTATTTTGGTAGTGTTGCTGATACAAGATTTACCTATAGTAAAGATGAATTAGTATATGACCCGTTCACTGGCAAAATCATACAAGACTTTATCAACATGTTGGGTATTAATACAGTGTTTAACACTGCAACTGCATTAGGTGCAGATACTAAAGTTAATATTTTAGGACAAACTGTTGAATCAGATGGTTATGTAAATGACTTTCAAGTCGAAGTAGCCGCTACAGATGTTAATAACGGTCAATTAATATTAGACCCAGACTTCTTTAATGATATTACGGGTTTTGTAAACAACGGTGCAAACATAGGTGTATATGTATTCTTTAAAACAGTTACTGATCCTGTTAATTTAACCAGACAATTAATTGTGCCCAGTACAGATGTCATTTATACATATGGTACTAAAAATCAAATCGAAATTGTAAAATATGAATTTCCTGTAGGACAATTATTTTATGCATATACTGACAACAAATTTTATAAGTCAGTGCAAGATCCTACTATAACAACACCTAATTATATTATGACTGAACAGTTGGATTATTCTGTTAAGTCAGGCAGACAAGGATTAGATTATCAATATAGACATAATGCTAATAACACTACTCGTATTGATCCAGCAACAACAAACATTATTGATTTATACTTAGTGACACAAGCATATTATACTGCATTTAATAATTATATTAAAGACACGACAAATACAGTTAAACAACCCAATCAACCAACACTTGATGAATTGAATACTGCATATCCATTAGTGCAAGATTATAAAATGTTGTCAGATTCAGTTATATTAAATAGTGTTACGTTTAAACCATTGTTTGGAGCGAAAGCAGATCAAGCATTAAGAGCAACTATTAAAGTGGTAAAATCACAATCGACAAATGCATCTAACAGTGAAATTAGAAGTTCTGTATTAGCGGCAATGGATAGTTATTTTGATATTAACAATTGGAACTTTGGCGATACTTTCTTCTTCTCAGAATTAAGTGCGTATCTACATGAACAAATAGGAGAACTAGTGAGTTCGGTTATACTTGTTTCAGATGATCCAGAAAAATTATTTGGTGATTTATATGAAATTAAATGTAGACCATACGAAATATTTGTAAACGCGGCTACTACAGAAGACATTGTAATCGTACCCGCATTAACTCCTGCAACAATGCAGTCATAAGGTTGTAAATAAAATATGGCAAAGATCAGAACATTAGAGTTTTTACCTGAGATATTTAAAACCTCTACCAATGCCCAGTTCTTAGGAGCAACACTAGATCAATTAGTCAACGAACCCAAAACAGAAACGTTGCAAGGGTATGTTGGAAGTAAGTTTGGATACGGTGTTAATGCAAAAGATTATTATGTAACTGAACCAAACAAAACAAGAACAGATTATCAATTAGCACCCGGTACTGCATTTTTAAATACAAATCAATCTACTGCTAAAGACTTTTTAACTTATCCTGAACTTATCGATGCACTGCAACTTAAAGGTGGTGTAACACTAGACAATTCTCGTTTGTTTAACAGTCAATTTTATTCATGGGATTCTTTTACAGACCTAGATAAATTAATAAACTTTAATCAATACTATTGGATACCAGAAGGGCCTCCAGCAGTCACTGTTGCTAGTGCTACGGTATTCTCAGAATCTGATTACATTGTAACTGATACATCAAATGCATATAGTATTAAAGCATTAGGTGCGGCATCAGGTTCTCTCAATCCTACTCTAACATTGTTACGTGGCGGGTCTTATAGATTTGCAGTCAACCAAGAAACTCAATTTTGGATACAAGGCGTACCAGGAACAACTGGCTTAGACGGCGCACAAAATACTAGAGATGTATTAGGTGTTAACAACAATGGTGCAAACACAGGTTATGTAACATTTACTGTTCCTACTAGAGAAGCACAAAATGAATTCTTGTTTCCTGGAAACAACACAGTTGATGTTGTAAGTACAAAACTATTTTCAGAAGTCAACGGATTAACAGTTAGTCAAGTAGGAAACATTGACGGTGTAACTTCATTGGAAGGTCTCACTGTTATGTTTTATCAAACAGAAGAATCAAATGAAATCGGTTTTGTTCAATCGTTCTTTGATGAAAGCGGAGCAAACTATGATGTTAATTTAACATCTCCTGAAATTGTTGCTCCTGTAACTTTATCAATTGACGAAACAACAACATCACAACTTAGATTATCATCTGGCACTACATCAGACCTAGTTGCTAATCAAACTGTAACGTTTACAGCAGTGCCTAACAGTGATCCTTTACTTGGCGGACTAGACGTTGATACAATTTATTATATAAAAGATATTATTGATTCAACATCATTTACAATTTCATTAACATTAAACGGCCCAACTTTATCATTAGTTGCTGAAACAGGCTCAATGGTAGCAAATATCAACGAAGGTTTATGGGAAGAAGGCTTTTATACAAATGTTAATGAAAACTTTTATACAATTACATATGTAGGTGACTCATCAGATCCGACACTTCGTTTAATTCCCAGTGGAGTGATACCAACCGAGGAAAAGATTACTGCTCAATTTGGTACAGAATTTATTGGCTTAGACTTTTATAGATCATTAGCAGGTGAAATTACAAGAGTACCTTATCTTTCAGCATTATTAGACACATTATATTACCAAGACGGTACAAATGCAAATAAAGTTGGGCAAATTAAATTAATTGAAAGTAACTTAACAAATACTTTAGATATCGATGAAGATATTATAGGTCAAAAAACATTTACATCTACTAATGGCGTAGTTTTTACAAACGGATTAAAAGTACAATTTGACGGAGATGTTATTCCTTCAAATTATTTGACAGGTGAATATTATGTTCAGGGTGTCGGAGAATCTATTAATTTGATTCCGACTACAGACTTAACAGTACCAGAAGATTTTACAGGAACAAATTATATTCCTTATGACTCACTACCATATTCGATTGGTAACTTTGATACAGAGTTGTTTATTCCTGTAAACCAAGATTATATTACAATTAGTAGAAATTCTATTAATAGAAATGCATGGTCACGTTCTAACAGATGGTTCCATATTGATGTTATTAATGCGACTGCTGATTACAATAAAGACCCATCTATTGTAACAACTTATGCTACAGGTAATGCAAAAGCAAAACGTCCGATTATTGAGTTTTATCCAAACTTAAAATTATTTGATGCAGGAACAATTGCAAAAGCACCTGTAGATTTTATTGATACAAGAACAACAAATGCATTTGATCAAGTTGCAAACAAGCAACAATACTATCCTGATATAGAAACATATACAAGTTACACTGCTACAATTGCAGGTGTAACAGGCACAAGTACAACAATTACTATTCCTACAGCAGACATTTATACGTCATTCGATGTTAACATGTATGTAACAGATTCTAATTTTGCTTTGCCCAACAATACACAAATTACAAATATCGAAATAGTCGGCACCAATACTGTTTTAACAGTTGAGTTTGCATCATCTACTATAGTTGGACAAACAAATGTATCAATCGTAGGAAGTGATACAACAGTAAACAATTATGAATTGTTCTCTGGTGCAAGAGTTGTCTTTACAGCAGATACAAATTTAGAAGTTAGAAACAAAATTTATGTTGTTGGCTTTTCGACAATTACATTTGGGTCTTCTCCGGTCATAACTTTAACTGAAGCAGAAGATGCCTTGTGTCTGACAGATGATCAAACAGTAGCAGTAAGAGGATATAATTATCAAGGTTCTACTTTTTGGTTTGATGGAACTACTTGGGAAGAAGCACAACAAAAACTTACAGTAAATCAAGCACCAAAGTTTGATGTCTTTGACAAAAACGGAGTATCATTCGGAGACACTACAGTCTATCAAGGTACATCATTTTTAGGTAACAAATTATTTGCTTATGGTAAAGGAACTGGAATTAATGATGCAATCTTAGGTTTCCCGTTACGATACTCAGCAGTAGACAATGTGGGTGATATTAGTTTCGATTGTTCTCTTAATGTTGATTCATTCTCATATGTCAGCGGAACAAATCCAGAAACCGAAAAGGTTAATACAGGTTACGTGTACAATTATTCTACACGTACAGAAAAAACACGTGAGTTGGGCTGGCAAACAGCACTTGCCCCCTCAGTTCAATATCAAATATTTGAACTAGAATATGATAAAGGGTCCGCAGCCGAATTTACGTGTGACGTTGCTGTAATTTCACAAGCAGACGATTCATGGCCGCGTATACAAGTATATGTAAACAACATATATCAATTAGAATCTACATATACAGTTACTGAAACAAATGATGCAACAAAGATTAAATTAAATACTGCACCAACAGTAGATACACCAGTACAAATTTTAATACTAAGTAATCAAACATCTAATACTGCTTATTATAGCATACCTATAAACTTAAGCAATAATCCTTTTAACACAGATTTACAACTTGCAGACATCGGTGACATTAGATCACAGTACCAAGATATCTTTATTAATAATCCTAATTCAACTGGAACAATATTTGGCTCTAACAATTTAAGAGATTTGGGTAACTTAGTTCCATATGGTACAAAGATCATTCAAAACTCTGCATCATTGGTATTACCGAGTGTGTTTTTGCGTAAGTCAGAACACAACTTGTTTAATGCATTGCAATATAATTCTGAACAGTATATAAAATACAAACAACAACTTGTAAAGATTGTAAATGATATTGATTGGGAACAAAGATTTGAACCTAGTTATATTTTAGATACAGCATTAGAGCAATTGGTATCAGCAAAATCAGAAGGAGATTCTTTCTTTTGGTCAGACATGTTACCATCACAAGCACCATATAAAACAAACACATATACGTTTGCAAACGCATTGCAAGAGTCTATTTACCCTCTAGCCCAAACGTATGACTTTACAGAAGCAAACTATAAAGGAGTTTTAGTTTATATCACAAGAACAACTAGTGGTGTAACAAAGACTACTCAGTTAATCAGAGACGTAGATTATGTTGTATCGACAACTTCACCTTCACTAACAGTAACAGAAGATTTACAAGCAGGTGATGTTGTTACTATCAAAGAATACAATCAAACATACGGTAACTTTGTACCTAATACACCTAGTAAGTTAGGTATGTATCCTAAATGGAAACCTGAAATCGTATTAGATCCAAACTATCAAACTCCTACTTACATGCTAAGAGGACATGACGGTTCGTATACATCTCTGTATACACTTGACTATACGCCAGCAACAGGACTTACTGATTTTAGAGATCAAGCATTATTAGAATTTGAAACTAGAATTTATAATAATATTAAATTAAGCACACTTGTTCCTATTGAACGTTACGAAGTGTTACCTGGTTTCTTTAGAGAGTCAACATATTCAACTGAAGATTATTTAAAAATTTACAGTTCACAGTTTTTAAACTGGGCTGGACAAAACAGAATCGATTATAAAACTCAATCTGGTTTTACAAAAGGTAATGAGTTTAGTTGGAACTATTATCAG